AATGAAACAACTTTACCAACTGCAATTGACTGATGCATCTCACGAAGATTTCCTCTGAAATTTTCAAAAGCTTTTACGCTTGCTTCTGCTGTGACTACATCGCCTGTCTGGTCAACATTATCTAATGTTGCAAAACCAGATACAGTTCTATTTTCTCGGTTGACCTTAGTAAACGGAATCGACAAATGTAGGTTGTCGCCATTACTAGACCAATGGCCTTTTTCAATGTTCATATGCTTAATTTTAGTGGTTTATCTACTATAACGCAAATAACAGTTGATTAAACTTATTTGACTTTTGGACCATCGCCTTTGGGGTTTCTGGCCTCTCCGCTTTTATCTGGGGCATTTGCGGACCTTTGCTGATCTCGCAATCTGTTCCCAGTAGACTTGGCATTTTGATCAGCCGCTTGCTGTGGCTTTAAATCTACCATTTTGTCCCCGCCGTCAACGGTTGTCATATTTTTTCTAATACGGACTTCGTTAGGGGTAATTACCTGCATTCTCAAATAGATTTCGTCAATACGGCTTTGAGTCTCTTCGTCTGTGAGACTGAGTTCGTTAAACTTTAATTGAACAACATCTGTTTTTTCTGCGATTAAATAATTTAATTTCTTTTCAAGTCTATCTTGCGCTGGGCGGCAAACCTGCTCTTTAAATGTTTTATCTGCATCTCTGGCAGCAGCTAAGTTAATTCCTTCTGGGATACCTATTTTGCTAATTGGAACACGATGAGCCAAAAGGATTTCATCTCTATTAGACTTACGATAGATATTAAATGAAGACTCTTGCTCTCCTGCTTCAATTGGCTCCATCTTAAATTCAGTCTTTGAGTCTGGGGTATCTGCTGGAAGCGGGATATATAATGATCTGTGGTTCTTACCCTTTAATCCAACCTGGAAAAATTCAAGAAGTTTTCTTTCTGACTCTGGTGAAAGCTTTGCTCCCTTTACTGTAATAATATATCTTGGGACCGCCTTATTTTCAAAGTAGTCTAAGTTATATCTTCCAGCAAATTCATTTCCTGCTAGTGCTTGCTGGGCTGCAATAATGTCTGGGACTCCATAGTAGTTATTCATTGGAGTGTATTTCTTTAAGTGAATAATTTCATTTGGTCGATCTTCTTGTCCTGCAATTGGGCTTGGGGTTTCTAGGTCTCCAAAGTTACGGAAGAACACAGCCTTGCCATAAAGTAACTGTATGAATCCGTCACGGAATCTGCGGACACGCATTGTTTTAGCTGGTATATGGCCGATGTAGCCGATGTCTCCTGCTGTTGTACGTCCTACCTCTATGTAGCCATTTCCAGTTGCCTCAAGGTCTGTGTAGGCCTTTATAAGGGTTTCCGTAAAAGACTCTTCTTCATTACAATCATCAAGCCATTTGTCTAGCTGTGTTTTAATTCTATCAATTTTTGCACGGGCTCTATCTAATTGCTTGTCATCATTAATAGCATCCATTGCGTCTTTAGCCTTTGATGTTTCTGCAAACATATATCCAAGACCAACAATATTTGAAACTTTTGCATTAATTGCTGCATAGTTGTATGTTGAAACTTCATAAATTTTTGATAGGTACTCTAAATTATAAGTTGGCTCTACGAGATCAAATAATGCATACCCGCTAATTGCTTGCTGCAAAAGGTTTTGCTGTGTACCAACGCCAGAAGTTCCTACAAAAGCTTTTGAAAAATCACGGTTAATTTTACGTTTAAAATTTGTTCCAAGGCCTCTTAATTTTTTAATCTCATCTAGGCCTATCTTGAATGGATCTTCGTGCTCTTCTGATTTTTGAAAATGAAACCAGTCTGAGGTATTTGATATATCGATAGTGTTTCCATTATCAATCTCGTCTTCTAAAAATTCTACTTTTCGTGTCATTGTACTTTACCGCCTCTTAGTACTGCGTCTTTATAGACTCCGATATCATATGGGTCTGGTGGGAGTCCCCACTTAAGTCTTTGTTCTTGCTCTGCAAGCTCTTCGTCATTAATTTTTCTGCGGCCAGATAGGAACTTGGGTTGGCCTTCGTCAATACCATATGAGCGAACTTCTCTAGCCAAAGCATCGATTCTGGATCTATTGCCTTTGATTGACGTGATCGAAAGAAAATTCCCATCGTCATCTCCAATCCATCTGCCATCTGGCATTTCCCAGACATAGATTCCTAGGGTTGTCTCTTCAACAATTCTCGTATTTTTCTTTAAGATATCCATAGACCATAATCATACCATTATCTGGTGCCAAAGTCCATATTTTGTAACAGATAGTACACTAAATTACAATATTTGAACTAGCAAATTCAATAGAGTAAACCGAGTAAGGGGTTAAGTCATTCCCTGATGTAGATTCTGCTATGGAGAGCTGTTCCGAGCCAACAGAATTTGACCAATTGCCAATATAATAGTTATAATGCCTTAATATTTGTCCAGATGTCAATACTGACGGGTAGATGGCTATATTGTTATACTTGGATCCTACCCCATATACAGTCCCGCCAACATTCTGATTGATTTTAATTATGCCAGAAGTGGCACTTGATAGGGTGATGACTATGTGATGTGGAAACCCAACCGTAAAGCAATTTGAGACATTTGTCTGGCTTGTCACATTTTGTCCGTTTACATATATTTCAGACACTCCGCTTTTATTTATAGTGCCATCAGGTGACCATTCAAATATCTTAGATCCATTTGAGAATAAAACATTTCTGCCAGAGCCAGGGGTATATATCATTTCAATGCTTCTTGTTGCTACTGTAGAGTCTACATTAAACCCGCCAATATCATGCATGGAGAGCCCATTGTTTTTGTTATAAGACAGGATTCTTTCGTTATATCTAGACAGGTCATAGTCTTGATCTGAATATATTCTATCTCCAGAATTGTCTGCATAGTAGTCTAAGTTATTAAAGAAATCAATTGAAAGAGATTCAATTTTTGGAATGTCAAAAGACGTGTCGTCAGATGACATTGTTGTTTTGATATATACACGCTCATTTGTTGTTAAATCATTTTTGCTGAAGTAGGGCAAAGACTTGTTGTTTTGACAAGGCTGCCAATCAGTAAGGCCATCTAAACTAATTTCAACAGATATGTTGTCGTAGTCTGGGGAGTAGGTTAGCTGTGAGCTATTTATTCCAATTCCTGAAGGCACTAATATTTCTTGTGTAAAGCTAAAGCTGGCTGACTGGGCTGTATCTGTTTTTGCAAATGTTATGTAGTCGTGGTCTATAGACAGTATGGCATCGCCACTGGTTAATTCTGACCATTTGATTGCAGATGGATAGTAGTACTGTTTAACTGGCATTATTTTTGAATGATTTAGCGTGAACAAAACTCCGCCGTCTGGCTCTACTATTTGCAAATGATTTAGCTCATATGAACCAGAGTCATAATGATTTTGTATTTTGCTTTCTGATAAGGCATATCTATAGAATGCAACACAATCTATCACAAATGGCTCGACTTCATCCGATGGTCCAGACATAAAAGAAACTGTCTGGCTATCAAAAGGATACTCTTCTGAGACACTCTTTGTTGATTTATTGATTCCATTTACATATAACAAAATTGAAGATCCGTTATACACCGCAGATATATACGATGCAGAAGTTTTTTCTATTTTAGCTATTGCAATTGCCGACCCTATATAAAATAATACGTTGCCGTCTTTATAGGTTAGTCCAATTAAATTAGATGTATCGAATGCCAATGGTATTTCATTTGTAGAATTTTGTGGTGGCTTAAACCAGAAGTCTATAGAAAATGGATTATTCTTATATATAGACGTTGCCATTCCTGGCGTATCATATATTATTTTTGTATCTGAGTTCATCTTAGTTCCAGATATAGATCCTGGCACAAGTGGCATTAGTATTGAATTTGATGAGTTAAATGAGACTCCGTTGTTGCCGCTTCCTGAATAGTCATAAACTACTGCTCCGCCTAAGTTTGCATAAGATATGCCATTATCTCTTAAGTCTGCGTATGTGGAGTATTGAGTTCTAAGTGCATCGTAGGATACTGTTGTTCCAGATATAACTTCGTCTAGCAGGTAGAATGATGTTGGGTGGTCATTTAAGACTACGCTTTTGTATGACATCCCGAACCTACTTTTCTTCTAGTAATTTTACTCTTGCTGTAAGTTCTTGGACTGCTTTAATTAGTGGAGAAATAAATTCTTCGTATCTTAATGCTTGCTGTCCTTCTGGGTCATTCACATCAGAAATTACCCAACCGCCAAAGTCTGCAATGTTAGCTTCATCTAATACAGACTTAACCTGTTGTGCAATTAATCCGTAATGTGTTCTGTCCCCGTCAATTTTATTATACTTAACTGGGCTAAGATTATTGATGAAACTTAATCCTAAATCTGATGCCGCTACATTCTCTTTTGTTCTTTCGTCAGAAATTACTGTTGCTGCTGTATTTAAATATATATTTTTCCAAGCTCTTGTAACGTTATCTGGGCCAGAGTTAATAGGTCCTAGTAGGCCTAAAGAAAATGAATTTGTTACGAATGGATACCACGATGAGTTTACTCCAGTTGATGAAGTTGCTGTTGTTTGCAAAGCAATTCTTGTTGCAATCGGATCTATAACTGCATTTGATCCTGCTGGGCCTGCTGGGCCCTGTATGCCTTGTGCGCCATCTGCTCCACGAGGAATAGTAAAGTTTAATAGGACATCACTTGAAGTTCCAGTATTTGTAACTGTGGCACTAGTTCCTGCTGCTGAAGTTGTTGTTGAGTTTACTGTTATCGTTGCCGCTGCGTCTCCTTTTGGTCCAGGCGCTCCAGTTGTTCCAGTTGTTCCTGTGTCACCTTTTGGCAAAACTAAATTTAAAACTTGAGACGGAGATGTACCAGTTATAGTTGCAGATGCTGTTACTCCTGGTGTGACTGTTCCAATAGATAAAACATTAGACGGTCCAGGGCCTCCTAAAATTCCATCTTGTCCTCTTGGAATGTTAAAAATTAAAGATTGTGATGGGGATGTTCCAGTAATCGTTACAGATGCATTTTGGCCAGCACTGAGTGTATTTGTTTCAGATACAGTTAAAACATTTGATGGGCCAGTTAATCCTTGCGGACCAGGATGTGCTGCTATGTATGTTGCAATATCTTCGCCTAAAATACCAAGATCCCTAGGTACATCGGGTGAATCCGAGTAACTTGGGAAGTGCCATCCATTAACGCCTACTGTTGCCATTTTTTAATTATACCACCTATGAAATTATCTTACTTCTTTTAAACATGAATGCTGGGCACATATACTTATTGCCAGAAACAAGTGGAGTTGAGGCATGAAAATATGGTTTTACTGAAGGGAATATGACAAGACTGCCAGCCTCTGGCTTAATCTTTATGTTTTGTTCTGGGAATGCCAAGTCGCCTCCAACATAGTCATCGTTTAAATAAAGAACAATTGAGGCAGTTAGTCTTGCCTCATCGTCATCTTCTTCACAATCTATGTGGGGCCCCATTTGGGCTGGTGGGAAATACTTTCTTATTGAAACTTCGTTTGGTAAAAACCCTAAGTCTTTATTTAAGGATTCGGAATAGTCTGCTACGCACAAATTAATTGCATTAAGTATTGTAGATACAATCAAAGCATATCTTTTATCTACATCGTTGTTGGGCTGTGGGGCAGTGAACGCACCAGACTTATATTCTCCAAAAATGTCATCTGGGTCATTGCTTGATGTCCATCTCATCCATTTTGTTAAATGAGCATTTTCTTGAGATAGACTGTCTAGCCTTTCGATCTCTTTTACAAACTCGTTTGGGTTGGCAATAACATTTTTATAATAATAAATGTTGTTATCAAGAAGCTCTTTTATCATTCTCTACCTTCTGGCATTACTGGTTTGCCTTCTGGTGTTGCCCACTTTTTATAAATCTTTTCTTGTTCTGCTCTTACTGCCTTTAATTCTGTTGCCCAAGCTTCTCTCTGCTCTTCAGTATATTCTATGCTAGCATCATCCCAAAATGAACCGATTGTATATCTTATGCCACCCTTTACTGTAGTAACCATATGCTCTCGTGTATGTCCACCAGCAAATATTGCAGTTAGACCAACCTTTGGCTTTATGTCGATATCGCTATCTTTAAACTTTAGGTGACCACCTTCAAAATCATCATTTAAATAAATAAATACCGCATACTTACTTCTTTCAAATGCTGTGGGGTTCCCAAGTTCATCTGAGTTGTCGGAATGATAGTCTGCAAAAGCGCCCTCAACCCATCTCTGTGCATGGTAGCTAACTTCAGAAACTTCAAACCCTAAAAGCTCTTCAGTCTTTGCTTTTATTTTTTCTTTGAGCTGATTAAAGAAATCTTCTGGCAAACCAAAAAGTTTTAAATTAGGGTCTGAAGGCCAGTATCCCATAGCTTCTGATCCGTAAAATGATATCTCATTCCACTTTAATATCTTGTTTTCAACCAAAAAATCAAAATAATTTATAATAGCAGAGCAGGTTTTTTGATCTACAAAATTTTCTACTATAAAGAATTCATCTCTTATTTTTGGAATTGGCATGTCAGTATCCTAAATTCTTTCTTTCAGAATATCTCATGTTTGCTGGGTTTTCTCTTTCAATTCTTTTTTGCTCCATCTTGGCCCATGTATAAGCTCCATAGTGCTTTTGATTTGCAATCCATTGTGGGTGACCATCATAATAGTATTGGATAAAGTTTCTTATAAAGAACTTGTTGCCATTTCTAATTGTTCTTACTCCATGGAAATAAGGATCTTGTGAAGGGAATACAAGGATGTCTCCAGCTTTTGGCTTATGAGGGAAGTATTCTTCTCCTACATAAAACTCAATATCTCCACCCTCATAATCATCATTGATGTATGTTGTACATGTAAGCAAAAACTTTGGACCAGGCATATCTCTTTCTGAAATAATAAAGTCTGTGTGGTACTGCATTGACATTTCATTGCCCATTGTATCAACATTTGCATCATATTTTGAAAAAGATGATGTCATCAGTTTAGCTGATTCTGGCAACACAATCCCGTATGTCTTTTTATAATCCTCGATGGCAGTATTATAAGCCTCATAGACTCTATCTGAAAGCATCTTCTCTTCATCATATCTTGGGCCAAATTCTCTAGGCTCATCCTCATTATGTTTTTGCTGAGAGTACGTTCCAAATATTGACCATTCGTCCCAATTTCTTAAATAGTATCTGCCTTCTGCATCGTGATCTGACTCTTTCATGATTCTATAAAGCTCGTCAGCATCTGGGAGAAGCCCTTGGTATATTCTTACATTTGGCAAAAGCTCAAAAGATGTATACTCGTAGTTATTTGTCATTGTCTACTCTACCTAATCTAGTTATTGTCCAAAAGAATGGTGCGGTATATCTTGTTCCGCTTGTTACTTTTGTTACCCCATGAATATAGTTCTTATCTCCTGGGAAAAAATATGCAGCCCTTGGCTTTGGCTTAAATTTTATATTTTGCAATGGAAAGAATAGCTCTCCGCCTTCGTAATCATCGTTCAGATAGAATACGGTTCCTATGTCATACCAAGGAAACTCATTCTCTGTTCCCGCATCTGGGCCTTCGTGTAGCTCTTTATCTGCATGTGGGAATTGCATTGCTCCTACTGGCCATCTTACTATGGCTGCGTCAGTTGGTGAAACTTCAACATCAAACTTTTCTCTAATATGCGGAGTCATTCTTTTTATAACAAGGTTTAATATTCTAACAACTTCTGGGTCAGCTTTCATCAAAGAGTCTTTGGTTGCAACTCTATCTTCCCATACTCGGTGGTCATAAATAATATTTCCGTTTTCATTCCACTGTGATTCTGTAACATCCCAAATTTTATTGTTTCTTGCAAAATTTAAAAGATATTCTTGTTCTTCTAGCGTAACCATGTCTTCTAGCTCTACTACATTATCTGGGGAGTTACCGAAATGACCAGATGGGGTAATTGACATTCTTGCAAACCTAGCTCTTTTTGTATATTCCATTTTTCACCTATTCATATTTCTTTAAAGACCTGACGTTGAGCTTATACGCTCCACCATCTTTTGTTCTAAACTTTTTTGCCTGCTGGTTGTGCCTTTTTTCTATTTCATCTTTAGAATAGAATTTCTTTTCCATCTTCCAGTCTTCTCTTTTGTATGGTATTAATTGCATGTAAGGTGTTCCTGCTGGAATAGTGCCTTCAAAATCTTTTTTAAGAAAAAATGGCATTAGGCCAGGAGTATCCATCTTATCATTATCTATTATAGCAGAAGTGGTAATAAATGGTAAATCAAATCTATTTATTGGATGAATGTACATTACGCTATATCCATCTGGCACGGATGGTGCCCAGTTTGGGTACCAATGAAAATGATAGTCATCGCATCCAATTGGTGTTGGGAAACTTTTCATTGGCTGTCTCACTCCTATAAAATCCTCATAGCCAGCTTCCGTTTTTACAAAAGTAGTTCCATCTGTATTCTTTTTAAAAGTTATATTACATGGTGTTACGTAAACATATCCGCTTATAAATATATCAAGTAGTCCTGGGCATGATCTAAATGTTCTTACTGGACCGCCCTCTGTATTTAAATATGGCTCCTGGGTATTTGGGTCAATTTCAAATTTTGGAGCATCCTTAAACCATTCTGGCATTAAAGATTTTGTAGTTTGCGGGGCATACGAATCAGAAATAATGTTGTATAGTCTATTAGAATGAAATGTTATTTTATTTGTCATTTACCCGTAGCCTCAAAGTCTTGGTCTCGTGTTCACCGACAACTTTTCCCTTATGATCAGTTGCGTTCCTATAGAAACCCGCCCACTTGCCAGACTGATTAATCTTATCTACTGTCATTCCGTATTCTCTTCCATCGTAGGCCGATCCGACATAGCCCTTGCCATCATAAAGATCTACCTCATATCCATTAATTTCTTTTAGTGATATTGGAAGTATTACGGCAACTGGTGTGCCAGCTTTTACGGTTATAACTTTTCCTGGTGAGGTGACTCTCCATACAACTGGAACTTCTCCAGAAAAAAATGATGTTGTTAATAAAGTTGTAAATGCTTGTGCTCCATCTATAAAAAAGTTGGGGGCTGGCATTGTTAGAATTGTTGTGTTCTTATCAGTCTTAAATGTAAGTCCAGTTATAAAGCTTATTGTTGCATTAGACCTATTTGTATGAACATATTTTTCTCCAGAAAGTACTTTAATGTGTATGGGCTGGCTGTCTGATATTCCGTCCCAAATAAAAGAAATGTCTTCTGGGAAGGATATTCCCCATCCTAAAGTATTAGATAGACTGACTGGGAAACAGTTATATGCATGTCTGTCTGCAGTCTCATCCATCCATTCTCTATTTACTTTTATTTGTTCTATTTTTGCTGGATTGTCGCCAGTCTTAAAAACATTTATTTTACGCATATCCATCTGTATACTTTTTCTCTATCTCTCGATATGCTGGTGTGTGTGGTGCTTCTAGGTAATCAAGCATTGTTACTATAGAATACTTTGTTCCGCTTGTTACTGGAAGTGAGGCGTGAGAGAATAAGTATGAAGAAGGGAATAGATAAAGGTCTCCTGCCTGTGGCTTTATTTTTAAATTAAACTTATCAAAAAACAACTCCCCGCCTTCGTAATCGTCGTTAATATACCCGACTGAAGATAGAACACAGATATAGGAGTATCCGTGGTCAGAGTGTACTTGAAAATGCTGCCCTGGTCCGTATTTAACAAAGTTAAAAGACTCCCAGTAATTTAGTGGTGCAAGGTTAAATTTTTGTCTATAGTCTTCTACTGGGCCTAGCTGTGCATCTTTAGCATTTTCCCATATTGATTCTAGCTTAATTTGATCTGCGCTTTTGCCATCATCGTCCTGCTTGTTTTTCTTAATTTTAAAATCAAATGCGTCTCTATACTTTAAATCACTCAAAGCATAACCAGTTGTGGCCTGCTTCCATTTATAAGTTGCATGTGGTGAGTCTGAGTATCCAACACCTTCGGCATCTGGGTCTCTGGATAAACATTCTTCAAGCCTATTAATCAAATCCATTTCTTTTGGAAATACATTTCTATATACAAGAACTCCTGGCGCTAACATTTCTGGCTGATTCATACTACCCTCCCATATTCAATTTACTTTTGTTTTTTAGTCTAACAAAGCTGTCAAACTCATCTCCGTGAGAATTATCATTATAATCTGTCATTGTTACTACAGAGTATTTTATGCCATCAGAAACTGGCATGGCTGCGTGTGAAAATAAATATGTTGAAGGAAATATATAAAGGTCTCCAGCTTTAGGTTTAATTTGTAAACCAAGTTTTGGGAAAACAATCTCTCCACCAACATAGTTATCGTTTATATAGCCAACTAATGAAACTGTTGATACGTAAGAAAACCCATGGTCCGCATGCTCTTTGAAATAATTGCCTGGGCCATACTTAATAAAGTTCATTTTTTCCCAGAAATTCATTTGTATGCTATACATATTGCAATAGTCTTGAAGGGCTGGATTTTGTGCGTCATATGAGTCTTGCCATATCTTTTCAAATACAATCTGATGCTTATCTTTTTCTGGAAAACTTGTCTTTTCAATTTTAAAATCAAAACAGTCCCTATAGTCTATAGATTTCTTACTCCCGCCAACAGTTGCTCGTTGCCATCTGTATCCGCTAGACAAAGAAAGCTCTTCCTCTAGTCTTTGGGAAAGATTTAAATCTTTTTTAATTACATCTCTGTAAACCCAAAGTCCAGGGAAAAGCTGTTCTTTTGAAGACCATGTCTCCGATAAATCATTTTGCATTTCTGCCATTAAGCCTATCATTTATTCATTATGACATTTAAGTATATAAATGTCAATTATTAAAATAAATAGCTTTTGTATATTAGATCTTTAAATTGTGTAGCAGAATTCCATCTGCAACGAACCAGTCTTGTGGTTCTGTATTTAATCTATATACTGTTGCTACTCCATCAACCATTGTGATTGATTCGATTAGCTCGTCTGTAAGAGATCCGTCTTCATTTACATGAACAAGGTAGTCTCCTTCAACGATATCTGCTGAAACTTGAACCTGGTACATGCCTTCTCTTTTAATGAATACATGCTGTACTAGAGATACTTTCTTTGACTCGTTGCCATTGAAATACATTACCTGCGGTACAATTTTACCAATTTTTGAAGTTACTGTTGCTTCAACATTTCCTGAAGAAACTAGGCTGTCTGAATTCCATAGTGCTAGATCAAACTCTGACTCTTCTTGTGAGCCAACTAGTGGGATTCCAGCCAAATCTACTGAGACAATTGTGTCTCCAACTGCTAGATCTTTAATAGATTTCATTCCTGTTGTTGTTTTAATAAGTGTGTTTTCTTCTATGCATCCGCCAAAACCTGGAGGAGAGAAGAACCCTGGTGGTGCAAAGAATCCTGGAGGACCGAAGAACCCTGGTGGTGCAAAGAATCCTGGAGGACCGAAGAACCCTGGTGGGGAAAAGAACCCTGGAGGTGCAAAGAACCCTGGTGGGGAAAAGAACCCTGGTGGGGAAAAGAACCCTGGAGGTGCAAAGAACCCTGGTGGGGAAAAGAACCCTGGTGGGGAGAAGAAGCTTGGTGGTGAGAAGAATGTAGTTATGCTATTAGATGCACCTGAAGTCTGTCCTGAACCAATTGCATTTGTTGCATATACTGTGTAGGTCTGAGCAGTTCCTTGCTCTTGTGATACTGAAACTGATGTAGAGGTTGTATTACCAGTCTTTCCATCAGATGATGCCCAGTAATAAGCACCTAGTGCTGATCCTCCGTTTGCTGGAGTAGACCATGAAACTACGTCCGTTCCTGCTGAAGATGATGAAGCCGAAACTCCTGTTACTTGAGCTGGAACAGTAGTAGGTGTTGTAGCACCTGAAGTAGTAGTAAGACCATTGCCAACTGCATTAGATGGAGTTATTGTAAATGTATATGATGTTCCACCTGCAAGACCAGTAAAGGACATTGAGGTAGAAGCTGTTGTTTGTGTTGTTGTTGCTGGATTTGACACTATTGTATATAGTGTTGCTGCTGGTGAATCGGATGGAAGCGTCCAAGCTAGGTTCGCTGAACCGTTATTGAACGCCCCTCCATTAACACCAGTGGCAGTAAATCCAGTGACTGCCTTTGGCTCTAGGAAGTTATCCTGAGCTGAAGACTTAATACCGATTTTCTTATTTGCCATTTTTTATCTCCTATTATTTTTAATCTAATTAAGCTGACAGATCGCCAACAAGTACCCAAGTATTTGCTGCTCTCTTTATTAATGTTGCTGATGACCACTGTGCACGAAGCTTTAGTCCTGGAGTTGCATTTACTGTAACTCCACCTGCTGCTGCGATGTCTACTGCACCTGCTCCGACTCTGAGAACATCTAGTGATGTACCGACTGGGAATGCAACTGCTGCATCTGTTGGGATTGTAACTGTTGTTGCTCCTGCTGCGTTCATCTCAATCATTGAGTCTTTTTCGTTAATTGATGAAAGTGTGTAGCTTGCTGTCTTCTGTGAAATTGGTGTAGCTGATGGGACCTTGCCTGCAAGTGCTGTTGTTACAGTAGTTGCATAGTTTGCATCGTCTCCAAGAGCTGCAGCTAATTCATCAAGTGTATTTAATGCTGCTGGCGCTGATGCGATAACTGCATTTACCTGCGCTGTTGCATCTGCAATAGCTTCTGATTTAGCAGTTGCAATTGCTGTAGCCTGTGCTGTAGACACTGGCTTTGCTGTATCTGCTGTGTTATCAACATTTCCAAGACCTAGTGTTGTTGCTGTAACTGCTGCAACTTCTGACTTAAGTGCTAGAAGCGATGTATCTGAAATTCCGTGAACATTTGTTGTATCAGCGTTGTGGTCTGATACCTTTGTATCTGCTGCAGAGGCTGCTGCAGCAATTGCT